ACAGAGAAAGCGATTGAATTTATTAAACAAAATGAGGGAAGCTACTTATATATATTTCACTATGGGGATGAAGATGGAACATTTATGGGAGAAATGGAACACGGAGGAACATTTAAAAATCTTCCACATATAACAATCAGCAAACATTAAAGGAGAATATATGAGAAGTTACTATGGGGATGAACGAAAGAGTGGTCATAATAATCATCCCGTTCATATTGAATTTGTGGCCATTCCAAGTTATTTTGATATAAAATCATATTTATCTATTAGAGAAATTACCGGTATGTTTATGAGTCATGATATAACTCTTAAAAGCGTTAGTCTGATTGCTCAAGCAGTTAAAGAAGGACCTATTTTCACACTATCATCTCCATCCGGAACATATGCTGCTTCAGCCCTATTTGTTATTGAGATATTAAAACAGGTAGGATTAACAATAAAAGGATTTTCAAATTTCCTTCCAACTGATATAAAGTCATATGAATCTATATTAAAGAATAGCACATTTAAAAATCCAGATGGAAAACCTACAATAAATATGACTATTATATTCATCAATTTATATAAGTTAGTAGAAGAAGGAGTACTCACCCCGATTATTGAATCTATAATAAATGCTGAAGATTATGCAGGAGAGTTAGAAAATACAATTAAAATGTATAAAACTAAATGACGGAAAAAGAGCAGCTCACTATGGATCTGAGCTGCTCTTTTTTTTGTTTAATTATTGAATGAAGAAGTTCAGTTCAATTTGTTCAACTGTTCTAGTTGGTGTTAGTGTAATATTAACATGGAATTTCTTTGTTTTTTGCTCATATTGTGTTGCCCCAACTTCAACTTGATAATCAGTCAAACCCCGTTTAGCTTTAATGACTTCAAGGAAAGGAGTAATTGCACCACCAACTTGACCCCAAGTAATAGGATCATTTTGTTCAAAAATAAAGAAACGACAGAATTGTTCGATCGCTCTCTTGCAGTACAGAACAAGTCTAACAATATTAACATCTTGTAATGCACTGGCTTTAGCTTGAGTTGTCAATTGACCCCAAACTACATAACCTTGAGCAAATCTTACAATTGGGTTTAATTGTTTTAGATACATTTGATCTCTTTGACCCAATCTTGGATTGAATCGTAACTCTTTAATATTATTGATTGCCGCTCTATTGAAACCAGCAGGAGCAAACCAAAGTTCAGAAACATTATCGTTTCTTGGAATTATGTATGCCATATGATAAATTGGACTAAACCAAACATCAGCTCCAGTAAATGGATCTGAAACTTTATTATATGATTCATATATAGCACCAAAGTAACTATTATATAAATGATTATTATTTCTACTATCCAAAGATGATTCAACTGAGTTATTATCACCATTATCCAAAACACAGATACAATCTCTGCGAGTTTGGCATAAAGTTAATATTGAAGTTTTAACATCGGTTGGATATCCAGCATCATAAACAAGGCTGAAATATACTGCCTCTGTATCAAGAACTTCATCAACATAACCGCCACCATAATCTGGACTTGACAGTAACCCTGAGTATGCTTGTTGTAATAATGTTTCAGCAACTACAGGATCAAGATCACCAGCAGCGTCAAATAGAGAACCATCAGAACCTTTTCTCAAAGGTACAGGCACGGCTGTTGATTCAAATGGTGTTGACATACTTGCATACGATTTGTGAATCTCATATGAAACAACTGAGTCAACATCAAATGAAGAAAGACCAGTTCCACTCCAACCTGGAGTTGGAGAAGTAGTTAGATTTCTATCTGGAAATACATTAATTGTGGCTCCATCATCTACAGTACTAGCTGCTCCTAACCAACCATAGATTTCATTACCTCTGGCATCTTTAGCAACTAAAACATATTCTGAATTTCCGGATTCAGGATCAGTTTCCCAATCAGTGAAATCTTGTTTATTATCAGTAATTGTCGCAGAACCACCGGTTAATTCAACAGTTACATCACCCAAGTTTTTATCATAAGTTCTTACAGCTAGATCATAACCAGCTGAATAGATAGGTTCTCCGGAAACTTCTTTCTGAACCATCTCAAATCTTAAGAAAGCTGAGTATACTGCAAGGACATCTGTAATCCATATAGAATCCCCAGCATTATCTCTTGCATTTGGATTAAATGAAACATCAAATGATTCTACAATTACATCTTCTCCATCTGATTGTTTTTCATAGATGTCAAGAACATATACTCCACTTAAAGTTGGATTTGAATGTACTGTTAATCTAACTCCTATTTGATTATAGTATGAACCTCTGCCGATTGGATAAAAAACACCAACTGGGTCTACAGTAGCAGTAGCTAATAGACTCGATCTTAATTCATCTTTATCATTAATTGGTGAGTCATTATAATCTAAAAATATACTTGCTGAAGTATCGCTTGCAAGCATTTGAGCATTAACTCTTAAATGCGCATAGGCAGCATCATCTGGTAATACTCTGATCCAAAATAACGAACCAGACTCACCAAGATAGTTGTATCCAATATATGGACCCTGCCCGTAATTTTTTCCAAAGTCTGTAATATTTGGTTCACCAAATTCAGAAATCAATTCAGAACGTGAACCGACAAAAATTAATTCATTATCACGACCTTTTCTTGTATATCCACACAGAAATCCTATTGTAGATGGGACAGCTTGTATGAATGCTGAAAGGTCTATTATTTTGGTAAATACACCTGGGCTTACATTCGCCATGGTTTATATCCTCCTGCTTAAAATCATTTGTTTTTCTTCTATAGTTAATTTCTTTTCAATTCTATAACTAACCTTCCTTGATAACTTTTTAGTTTGTATAATTTTTCTATTTAAGCTACGAAGATATCCTTTCCAAAACTGTCTATGCCCATTAGTAGTCACATGACAACTAACACATAGGTAAATCAAATTCCTTCTTCTATTATCCTTTTTAATGTAATTTATATGATGTAAATTTTTCTTAAATTTGTATCCAAGTTTTTCTAAACATATTGCACATTTGTATTTTTGTTCTTTTAAAATAACTTGCCTGTTTTCTGAGCAATAAAACATCTCATCATATTCAGTAAAATAATTGGTTGGGCGTTTTTCTTTTAAACCTCCCATCCATTAAAAACTCCTTATAAAAATAAGTACCACACAAACTGTAATCGTCTTGTACTATCTTTTAATAGTGTTGGAAAAGTCACTCTAGCAAATAAAGCAAATGGTCCGGTATATCCTCCAACGTCTGATGCTGAAGTATATAATCCAGCTTCATTTAAAGGTTGTCCAGAACTTCCAGTTTTTCCATTTGCATCATCAACCCCAATGGTAATTGTAATCTTAACAACCATCCATTTGTTATCATTTAAATTATCTTGTTCAAATGATATTCCATTAAACGGGTGTTTGTAATTACCTGTCTGCGGATATTGGGTAGGTAACACTATTGGAGGTGGAAAGCTACAAAGACCACTTCCTGGATAACCCGGATCTCCTTGCACATGATAATCAGAAGAAGATGCATCTGTATTTATTGCTATAGGGCACTTTAACTCGGTATCTTCATTAGATGGTGGTTCAGGTGCAAATACATCACCGCTTCCTGGATTACACTCGGTATCTGCAGCACCTTGCCCAAGACCAAACCAATTCAACCACATATCTTTATTTCCAGCTACTGGGGTTAATGGTGGTTGCCCTGTATCATCAACTGTATTAGTTCGAACTAACATTTGTGCAAGAGTTTCTCTTCCTTGGTAAATAACTAAATTATTTTTTCTAATTAACTGTTTTGTTCCATCATCTTTAATATCGTAAACTTCTACTAAACCTTCTGGTTTTCTTTTTTGAGATTGTCTTGTTAACGCAGAATCCGCAAGACAGGTCTCTCCATAAAAATCCTTTGCTACTACCTCTATCGTTTTTATTTCTTTTTTATCCATTCTTTTTTATCCTTCTATAATAATAGGTAGTCGATAATCCATATTTATAATTTGTTCTTAAAATTTGACTGTGTCAGTATGGATAGAACTGCTATATATATAAATGATTGAAACATCTATTTGACTTATTAATTAATTTAAATAATAAGAAAGGAA